TTAACAGCTGCTAATGCAAACAGATATTACAGAAAAGTTAAAATTGCTAACTTAATGTAATACTTGTTACAAACAAATTTAAAAGGGCGGCCCTAAAAAGTCGCCCTTTTTTTTAGCATAAATAAAAATATATTATGAAGGAGTGAATATGTTTTATACAGAATCAATAACAATATACAAGGAAACATCAATAGTGAAAAAGATAATTAAAGGTTTTATATTTTTAGGAATAACTTTATACATTATTTTTGCAGTTTTAGACTACTTAAATCCAAAAAATCCTTTAGTGGGCCTAGAAGAAAAGATAAAAAAAGTAGAACAAAAAGAGATTATACTTACTGAACCTGAAAAACAACTAGAAAAACTTTCTACAGAAAAAGACTGGCAAGAAGTAGATAAAGAAACAGATAAATAGTAGTATGACAACTACAAATGCATATAATAGACAACCTACAAAGTTAGACTATGCAAGCCCTACACAGTTTAAATTTAGTATTATTAAACTTCCTAAGGTAGAATATTTTTGTACAGCTGCAAACATACCTGGTGTTACGTTAGGCACTTCAGTTTTTACTACACCATTAAAAGATGTACCAATGCCTGGTGATAAGGTTGATTATGATACTTTAAACATATCTTTTTTGGTTGATGAAAATTTAGAAAACTATAGAGAGATACACGGTTGGATTACAGGTCTTGGCTTTCCAAAAGATTATTCACAATTTAGAACATTGCAAAGTGCAGGCTCAGATAGGTATCCAACTACAACAAACGAAACGTACTCTAGTGAAATTGGGCAAGTATCAAAAATGGCACCAGACGATGGTGGTTTGTATTCAGACGCTACACTATTTGTATTAACAAGTAAAAATAATTCTAACGTAGAAATCAGATTTAGAGATGTATATCCTATTTCACTTTCTGGATTAGACTATAATCAACAAGCTACAGATGTAGATTACTTAACAGCTACTGTTACATTTCAATATAAAATATATGAATTTGCAAATATTAGTGCTACAAGTACTATAGAAACTACTACCTAAACCATTGACTAAATAGTCAATAACTGATATAATGGAGATATTATGACCTTTGATGAATTGCAGGCATTAGCCGAAAAAGACCTAAAGTTAAATGATACTGAACTTGATTTAGAATCATTAAAAACACCACAACTACACAACAAATATTGTAAGTTTCATAATCAATATATTAATATACTAAAGAAAGCTGAGCAAGATAGAGATAGGTTATTAAGAGAAAAATGGGAATACTATACTGGTAAAGCTGACCCATTGGTCTACCAAGAAAAACCTTTTAATATAAAGTTACTCAAACAAGATGTTGATAAGTATATCAAGTCAGATGATGATTTAGTTAAGTTAGAGCAAAAAGTAACTTATGTACAAAGTGTGGTTGATTATCTGGATAAAACTATTCGTATTATTTCAAATCGTACATTTCAAATCAAAAACGCTATAGAGTGGAAGAAATTTACTTCTGGTATTATCTAAAATGTTTACTCCTAAACCATACAAGGTTTATCAGTCCGTTGTTTCAAAGAGTGATTGTAATAAAATAATTACAATAGGAGAACAACGAAAATTAGATAGTGCAAAAATACAAGAGGGAAGTCAAAATAATCGAAAGTCAATTATATCTTGGATAAAGGATAAGAATATTGAAGATATAGTATCAAATACGATTGAAAGTTGTAATAAGGTTTGGAACTACAATCTAACAGAATACGAGCCATTTCAATATACAGTCTATAGAGAAAATGATTTTTACGATTGGCATATTGATACACATAATAAACCGTATTCAAATGGTTTGATAAGAAAATTAAGTTTTACATTATTGTTAAATAATGATTATACAGGTGGAGAATTTGAAATATGCACACCTAGTCCTAAACAAAAACAAAACAAATACATAAAATTAAATAATAATGAGGTAGGAACTATGATAGTTTTTCCAAGTTTTATTTGGCACAAAGTCAACCCTATTATTAAAGGAATACGAAAATCTTTAGTTGGTTGGATTGTAGGTAAACCTTTTAATTAATATGCAAAACATAATAGTAGATAAGTTAAATGATGTTTATATCAAAATAGATGCTGATGCTTCTATTCGTAGAGAGCTGTCAGACTATTTCTCTTTTGAGGTGCCTGGTTATAAGTTTACACCACAGTTTCGTAATAGAGTTTGGGATGGCAAGATAAGACTTTATTCATATGCAACAGGTCAAATGTATGTTGGTCTGTATCCCTATCTAAAAGACTGGTGTAAGAAGAAAAACGTACATATAGTTGAATCTAGTGATATTTTGACACGTAGCAACGTCTCAGCCGCCGATATAGAGGGTATGATTGAGGAGTACGATCTATCTATTAAACCTAGAGATTATCAAATAGAAGCGTATAAATTCGCTTTAGAGTGTGAACGAGGACTTATATTATCGCCTACAGCTTCAGGTAAATCACTTATTATCTATATGTTAGTAAGACATTATTTAAATATGATAAACAATAATGTTTTAATTATAGTCCCCACAACATCACTAGTAGAACAATTATATAAAGATTTTAAAGACTATGGTTATGATGTAGAAACAAACGTCAGTAGAAAATATCACGGATATGATATTGATGAAAATAAGAGAATAGTCATCTCAACATGGCAATCATTATATAAAATGCCTAAAAAGTTTTTTGAAGATTATGGAGCTGTTATAGGTGATGAGGCTCATTTGTTTAAGGCTGTTTCATTAACAAAAATAATGACAAAACTTACAGACTGTAAATATAGAATAGGCCTTACAGGAACACTGGACGACAGTAAAACTCATAAGTTAGTATTAACAGGTTTATTTGGTATAGTTAATAGAGTGGTAACAACAAAACAATTAATGGATAAAAAACAACTGGCAAATTTAAAAGTAGTTTGTTTAAACTTAAAATATCCAGAAGAAGAATCTAAAAAAGTATATGGTATAAAATACTTTGAAGAATTGGAATATCTTACTCAAAATAAAGCTCGTAATAAATACATACGAAATTTAACCTTGGCACTAAACGGCAACACCTTATGTTTGTTTCAGTTAGTAGAAAAACATGGTGAAATTTTATATAACATAATTAAAGAAAAGGCAGACCCTAAACGAAAAGTGTTTTTTGTTTATGGTGGAACAGAAACAGATGATAGAGAAAAAATTAGAGCCATCACAGAAAAGTCGGACAACGCAATTATTGTCGCTTCTTTCGGGACGTTTAGCACTGGTATCAATATTCGTAATTTACACAACATTATTTTTAGTAGCCCTAGTAAGAGCCCTATAAGAGTATTACAAAGTATTGGTCGTGGGCTTCGTGTCGGCGATAAAAAACAGTCTGCTACAGTCTATGATATTTCAGACGATCTAACATATAAAGATAAAAAAAACTTTACCTTAACCCATTTTCAGGAAAGAGTTAATATCTACAATAGAGAAAACTTTAACTATGAAATACATACTGTGGATTTAAAATGATATCGGATGAAGATTTTAAGTTTTTACTATACGAAAGTCGCAACTCGTATAAAATATTAGAAATAGGTACTGGTACAGGTAAAAGTACAGCTGCCTTGGTAGCAAATCGAGCTACAGTTTATACCATAGATAGAAATAATATTTTTACTCATTTTGGATTAGACCATAATGTACACAGGTTTATCTGTGAAAGTCAAACTTACTGGCAAGAACATAATCACAAAGACTTTGATTTTGTATTTGTTGACGCTTCAATAGGTTTAGGTGATTGTCAGGAAATATTAAAAAGAACAAAAGATACTTTTAGTATTGTCTTCCATGATTATCTTCCAGGTAATAAAAATAAAAATGAAAATAAAGGTGAGTATAATATGAAATATTTTAAAAAATCTGCTTTAGAAAACTATAACATAACGCAACGCACTGGTGGTTCTCATTGTGCTATACTAGACTTAAATAAAGATAAATAGTTATATGATTAATCGTATTGATACAAATTCAGTTAAGATAATCAGATTGGTTTCTGGAGAAGAAATCTGTTGTAGATTTCCTTTACATAAAAATCAATTGCCTGAAAACTCAAAACTATTAAGATTGCAGGAACCTATGTTAATTAAATATGTTCCTAGGATTACCGAACATGGCATATCAGACTATATAGCTTTGGTTCGTTGGGTTGGCTTTACAGATGAAAAAATAATAACAATTCCTATTGATAAAATTATAACCATAGCAAATGCCACTCCATCATTTACTAAAAGATATAGTGATCTTACAGTTGCATTAAAAAATGCTAAACAACAATTGCCTGGTTTTATAGAAAGAAATATAACAGATGAAGAATTGGATGAATTATCCAATTCCGATCCTTATGAAGAAGATATTAATAAAAATGATATAAAAGAGTTAAGTGATTTATTAAATATGCCAAGTAAAAAGATTCACTAGTGAGGTAGCTAGGTCTTCTCGGTAACAACCCACATGGGTATTATAACAATGAAATTAAATTATGTCAAGCGACCATGAAAATTAGATTTTATAAAAGACTAGATGGAATGAGATGGATAGGTTTCATACTTGCTATGATAGGCGCCTACATACTTTCAAATGCAAATCCTGTTACACAATGGATGGGGTGGGCAATTGCAACAGTATCTTGTAGTATATGGATATACATGGGTATAAAAGATAAAGATATACCTAGAGCACTCATGGAACTTATGTATTTACTACTTGCATTAAGAGCCATTTATAACTGGTTAATATGAAAGACCGTTGACAAAAATAACAAAATGTAGTATTATATAATTATGACTAAAACTAGAAAAAGATCAGCACATTATGTAGATAATAAAAAGTTTCTACAGGCGATGATAGAGTATAAGGATAAGTGTGATAAGGCAGAAAAAAGAAATAGAAAAGCACCACCAGTTACAAATTATATTGGTGAATGTTTTTTAAAGATTGCAAATCACTTATCTTATAGACCTAATTTTATTAACTATACTTTTAGAGATGATATGATTTCTGATGGTATAGAAAACTGTTTACAATATCTTAAAAACTTTAATCCAGCAAAATCAAATAATCCATTTGCTTATTTTACACAAATCATTTACTATGCTTTTATTAGAAGAATACAAAAAGAAAAGAAACAAACAAACATTAAGTATAGAATGATTGAACAAGGCAACATAGATGAATTTTCTGTACTACCTGGTGATACACAAAATGATTATAAGAATCAGTTTTTAGAATTTTTAAGAAAAAATAAACCATCAACTGAGGAACAACCAACAGCTAGTGAGATAAGAATTAAGAAAAGAAAAAAAAGAACCTATACTAGCGTATTAGATATATAATGAAGATTGCCCTATTGAATGATACCCATTTTGGCGTCAGAAATGATTCTGAAGCCTTTAGAAATTATCAATTAAGATTTTATAATGAAATCTTTTTCCCATATCTACAAGAGAACAATATTAAAACATTGGTTCATTTAGGTGATGTTGTTGATAGAAGAAAGTTTATTAATTTTCAAACTGCTTCTATTTTCAGAAAACAATTTTGGGATAGATTATATGAAGAACAAATTGATACACACATTATTATAGGTAACCACGATACCTATTTTAAAAATACTAATAATGTAAATGCTATAGAAAACTTATATTCATCATTTGACAAAAGAAGCGAACCATGGATATATACTAAATCAACCGTTGTTGACTTTGATGGCACACCTATATTATTTGTACCTTGGATATGTGATGATAATTATGACCACTCAATGGATATGTTACAAACAGCTAAAGCAGAAATTGTAATGGGTCATTTAGAAATCAAAGGTGTAGAAATGCAAAATGGCGTAATCAATGAACACGGTTTAGCAAAATCAGATTTTAGTAGATACGATAGAGTAATATCAGGACACTTTCACAAACATACAGATGATGGCCAAATACACTACAACGGTGCTCAATATGAGATGACATGGTCTGATTACCAAGACCCTAAAGGATTTCATATCTTTGATACAGAAACTAGAGAAATAATAAGAGTAAGAAATCCTTTGACCATTCATAAAAAAATAATTTATGATGATAAAAAGAGAAACTACAGTAACTATGATATAAAAGAATATCACAATCACTTTGTTAAGCTAATCGTATTAAACAAGACCGATAACGAGGTATTTGACAAATTTGTAGAAAGATTGTATAATGAAATAACAGTACACGACTTAAATATTGTAGAAGATTATTCAGATATTAAAGCTAGTGTAAGAGAAGACATATTGGAAATGGGTGAAGACACAGTTACATTCCTAAATAACTATGTTGATCAGTTAGAAACGGATGTGAGTAAAACTAAACTAAAAGAATATTTAAAATCAATTTATATTGAGGCTAGTGATAACAAAGTATGATATATTTTAAAAAATTAAGATGGCGTAATTTTCTATCTACAGGTAATCAGTTTTTAGAAGTTGATCTAGCAAAGTCACCATCAACGCTTATCATAGGAACAAACGGTGCAGGTAAATCAACAATGCTTGACGCATTGTGTTTTGCTTTATTTAATCGTGCTTTTAGAGATATTAAAAAAGAACAATTGGTTAATACAATTAATTCAAATGATTGTGAAGTAGAATGTGAGTTTGAAACTGCTAACAAAAAATACAGAATTGTAAGAGGTATTAAACCAAACAAATTTGAAATTTATTGTAATGACGTAATGTTAAACCAGGATGCTTCTAACGTAGATTATCAAAACACACTAGAACAAAATATTTTAAAATGTAATTATCGTGCCTTTTGTCAAGTTGTTATACTAGGATCCACTTCGTATGAGCCATTTATGCATTTACGTGCCAGATACAGACGAGAAGTTGTAGAAGAAATATTAGACATACGAGTTTTTAGTCACATGGACCTACTGTTAAGACAAAAACAAGGCGA